GGTTTTCCTCCATACACACCGAGATATGCGTCAACATGTCTCGTTCAAGAAGCCCTGCGTCAACAGGGCTTTTTTTTATGGTTTTTTCTTAGTAAACGCTTTGGTTTTACAGGAAAAAATCATAAAACATCAATCATAATATGATTGTTATATCCTAACCCCAGTAGCATAAAAACTCAATAAAAAGATCAAGTTACGGTTTTTGAAGATTTCTAGATTATCTTTCAAAGGTTTAATAAGGTTTTCACGTATCACGTGTCATCAATGCCGTTACGATTCCGAGTAAATTGTTCTCTTCAGTAAGTCGTGAAGCCAGTAATAGGCAGAGGTATATTTAATGGATACTAGCGAGACTGTATGAAGGGAATGGTTACTATGAGCAAAATGTGACAAGTAACGACATTAGCCGACGCGCCTGAACGCTACGAACAAAAACCTGTCGCTTTTCGACCAACCAAAAAAAAGGACCCTGTACATGGCCGAGCCATCGAGCATGCAAACTGACGTTGTGCGGCAGCACACCGTTCCCCGCTTTCTGCTGGAGCACTTCGGATCATCGGGGAAAAAGAAAAAAAACAGAAAGCAGCTGTTCGCTTTCGACAAAGAGAGCGGGCGAGTTTTTGTGACTACCGTCAACGATGCCACCGTCCGGAACACCTTCTACAACTTTGATAATCATCCGGAACATCTCAGCCTCGAACCGATGCTGTGTCATTATGAAGGGCGCGCCGCATCAGTTATTACCAAGATCCTGCAGAAAAAAAGCCTCAGGATTCTCAGTCAGGTAGAGAGGCATGACTTGGCGATGTTTACCGCTATTCAACAGATGCGTACACACAATCAGCATGAACAGATCAAGCATATATCGCATTCATTCACAAAAAGGCTTCTGGAGATGGGGCTGTTTGATCAATTTGTTGATGAATTTTCGCTGTCACCTGACACTGAATTAGAAGATGTTCTTCAGATAATTGCAGGTGATGCGTCAGAAGCTAAAGGGATTTTTCTGGAAATGCTCAGCGATCAGCATACAGAAGCTGATGTACTTATGCAGAAGGACTGGCACTTGCTAGAAACCACCCTTGACACCCCCTTTTACATTTCAGATAACCCTGTGTCTCTGTTCAATGGAATATCCCATCCCGGACGGGGTAATCTCGGACTGGCTCTTGAGGGTATTGAGATTTACCTGCCGCTATCCTCCACGATTACGCTGGCCATGATCTGTCCGTCTCTGGGAAAAAAAGTCAGGCAAGAGCGCGCCATTATTCAGCATTGTATTGTCAATAACATCAGGGTTAACGGGCATAATCTTTTTGACGAGCTTGAGCGCGTGAATGAGCTTCTTGAAGGGGATGTCATTCGTGTGGACGCTGCCCGGGTTGAGCACCTCAACTGGTTACAGACAGGACGGGCAGAGCAGTATATATACTGTCAAATAGATAATTTCGATCCTGTACGCAAGATCCTCACCGAGAGTCCAGTGTTGAAATCCGGACCCAGGATGACAGTATCATGACTACAAGGTCCGGGGCGGTAATGAGCGACGCTGACATTCACGTTTTCTGACTCTCATTTTGTTTACCTTTATGATTAGTCTAGTGATACCGATATTTCTATGTCGCCCCTGCCAAAGTCTCGTCTCTTGGCACGAAGCGGGCAAGCTATCTGAACCAAAGGTCCGCTCTTGGCACGAGGCGGACGTGCGCGCGTGATAAGGTCCGCTTTGAGCGATGAGCGGACCTTCGTGATTGGCAGCTTGGTGATTCACTAGTATGAATATTTGTTAAACATTTGGGAGCAGATCGCGGTCAGCGCAGGAATGGAAGCCTGAGTAATACCGAAACCAATTCCTGAGACATTTCCCTCAAAAGAACCAGTCTCGATACATCCATTTGATAGTGCGAACAGTTTGGTTACTGCTGATCTTGTATGGCTAAAGAATAGAAATACAGCCAATGTGGGCGCATTGTGTGATTTTTACGCTATGGGATTACTAGAAAAAAAAATCTGTTTTAGGTAGGATGTCGATAAGAAAAGTCGCAAAAACCTCACTATGCGTCAACCCAGTCACTAAGACAGACTACCCAGCGTATGACAAGACTTATGTCAAAACAACCGGGCCAGGTACTTTGATGCTAAAAGGAAAACAGCATGCCTTTAGATGAAAAAGATAAGTTTGATAATGATCTGATCCAGAAGATGATTACCCGCACAGACGGGTTTCATAATTATGCCAATACTAAATCCACTATAATCATTACCTTTATTACAGCCATACTGGCAGCAATAGGCACTAATGCTGGAAGTGCATTATCTTACTTAGATTCAAAAGGCTGTCATGAATTGACAGTTATTTTCAAGGTCTTATTACTAGTTTCCTTGGCCTTACTTTTATCTGGATACTTTTTTATTGGTCAAACCGTTATTCCCTATATTAAGACGAGCTCGAAGAGAAATTTTTACTCGTTTATTGATACAGTAAAGCAGTTTACTTCGGAGAAGGAGTTTGAACAAGAAATAAAACAAACTCCAATCAATGAAATAACCAGCACCATGATTTCTCTACAATACAACCTTTCTCAAGGTCTGGTAGAAAAATACCGCCTTCAACGTCTTTCTATATTTTTAATTCTTTTCGCCTCAATACCATTAATGATTAACACATTGATTATCTTATTCGTATAAGGACATATAATGAGCACTCAATTTAAAGATCTTTTTAGTAAAGCCCGAATCGATGTCAGCAGTCGTATGAAAACGGGTAACCTAAGAAAGTCAAATGTATATGCGGATTCGCAGCAGAAAGTAATTTCTGAAAGTGTGAAGAAAGGGATGCGCAATGATAGTACAGATGATTATTTGAAAGCAAGCCTTGAAGGTTATGCGGAAGATGGTATGCCAACCATCTTCCGAGATGTAAAAGCTGAATTAAGGAAAGTTTTTTATAAAAAACCTGAAGTCAATGAAGCTATCGGCTGCCATCCGGACTTTGACGATCTCAGATTAAACGATGAGCTTCGTAACGGCTATGCCGTAACGATGTTTTTTGATATAGCCGGATCGACAAAACTTGGAAAAACGTATCCACCTGATATGGTTTTCAATATAAAGAACACAATTATAAGATATGTTATTGAAATAATTCAGGCTTTTGATGGCCACGTTCATCGTATTATGGGCGATGCTGTGATGGCATTTTTCCGCAGTGAAGTGAAGTCTATAGAAGGAAAAAAAATAGACAGCGCGATTGATGCTATTAACGCTGCTGTATACATACTTGAATTTATGGAACAGGTTATCCGGCCAGAGTTGGGAGATCAGGGTTCGGAAGAACGTATAGGCGTCAGACTGGGAATCGACTACGCTAAAGATGATGATATCGTGTGGGGAAACTATGGTGTTTCAGGTGCATTTGAAGTAACGGCGACTTCATATCATGTTGATGTTGCGGCCAAACTTCAGCAAGCGGCAGAAACTGATACGATCATGATTGGCGAAAATCTCAAGTCGCTGCTTGGCTTAGGGATGGAGTACCTGTCCACCAAATGGAAATGGGTGAAGAATGAAGATGGTACAGAATTTAAGCGCTATTATCGGTATGTAAAGCCTAACTATAGAGTCAGAGGATCACAGATAAACTATTCGCAATATGTTTTTGACAGTGCATCATATTTTAAGTTTTTGCCGTATGGTATAGAAAGTAAAAGAACGTCAGTGGTACTGACCGCAACAGCAAATAACGTTGAAAAAATATTTTATTGCCCTTGTTCTGAAAGCCTCGATAAAGGAATGTCGTTAAACTTCCATGTGACATTCACTGCTCCTGCAGGGCAGCCGTATACGGTCAAAGCTGTTAAGAGGAACACTGGCCCTGACGCTGAAAGAAATTCAGCGTTAAAGGAAGAGAAAAAGGACAGAACTATGACTTTTTACGCAGGCCAGTGGCATGCCGACATTTCTGAAAATGCTAGTTATCACGGTTTGCATCATATGGAAATTAAAATTTATGATAGCTATGACACAGAAATCGATAGGACAATATTTAGCATTTTTATTAGCTGAATATATACTGAAACATACTTTTGTAAATATACTACGATGCAGAATAAAGAAAAACCGGACGACATTATCATAAGGTGCTAATCATTCAAAAATGATTAATTGGATAAGAGGTTTATGTTCAAGACAGGAGCTATGAGTTGCGCCTGTACTCCTGCTAATACTGACATTGGAAAAGTCCGCTCCTGGCGCAGTGCGGACGTTTAACGAGCTGAAGGTCCCCTGTGCGCAAGGAGCAGGCATACAGACTAGGATAGAATGTAGTTAGTCAGACTTTCAACAGGTAATCTGGCGACACGGGAAAAGTACGCCATCAGTATTGCTGCTTCATCGCGTCTATAAATGCTCAGGAGGGTTCAATGTCTTCCGCTTTTCAACATCGTTTCATTCTTACAGGTGGCCCAGGGTCAGGCAAAAGCACGATAATTGATACGATTATGAAACGAGGATTTTGGTGTTCTAAAGAATCTGGAAGAGGTGTTATACAAGACCAGGTTAACATCGGTGGTGATGCATTGCCGTGGGCCAATCAGACTGCATTTGCAGAGCTCATGCTATCCTGGGAAATGCGTTCGTGGCACGAAGCGGAAGGGCAAACACAACCATGCTTCTTCGACCGTGGAGTTCCTGATATTGTAGGCTATTTACTTCTTTCAGCGCTTACCATACCGAGGCATCTAGAAAACGCCATCGAGAAATTTCGCTATAACCGAACCGTATTTATTGCACCGCCCTGGAAGGATATATATGTACAGGATACAGAGCGCAAGCAATCTTTCGATATCGCCGTTGCGACATATCACGCAATGGTGAAAACATACCGTATGTATGACTATCAGTTGATTGAATTGCCATGCGTTTCTGTAGATGAGCGTGTCGATTTTATCCTTTCCAGGATAGTACGTTGATAAAACGGTAACTACGCGTAATGGTGAACCTCGATGCCTGAATCTGCTGTATTCTAGTGAACATACAACTTCCGCTCCTGGCACAAAGCGGACGTCAGAACAAACTGTAAGTCCTCAGCATATCCTTACACCTGAAGCAAAACCATTAGCCACTCTCAGTTGGCTTTTTTCTTTTTTAACAGCTTTGAAATTACCAAAACCCTGTGCATAATGACAGTGTCAGCCTGAACAACTGACGCTGATTACCGGCGCTATGGAGAACACCATGGCGCAGTTACAACTCATCAAGCAATCCTCAGGAGTCCTGATCCCGGCTACGCCCGAGACCAGCGATTTTCTGCATTCAAAATGTAAACTCGGTGCAGTACTCGAAGCCGAGTTTCGCCAGCTACGCAACCCAGCCTTTCACCGTAAGTTTTTCGCTCTGCTGAATCTTGGTTTCGATTACTGGGAACCTGTCGGCGGCGCAATATCTTCCAACGAGCGCAAACTGGTTAACGGTTACGCCAGATACCTTGCAGCTTTCGGGGGAAGCGAAAGCGCGCTGATGGATGCCGCAGGGCAATATCTGGATCAGATTGCCAGTCGCCGCATAACTAACGGCATCAGCCTCTGCAAATCCTTCGATGCATATCGTGCCTGGGTAACTATCGAGGCCGGGCATTTCGACACCATCCAGCTGCCCGACGGCACCCTCCGGAAACATCCCCGCAGCATTTCATTTGCAAGCATGGACGAAACCGAGTTCCAACAGCTCTACCGCGCCGCGCTGGATGTGCTGTGGCGCTGGATATTATCTCGCGTTTTTCGCGATCAGCGAGAGGCCGAGAACGCCGCGGCGCAGCTGATGAATTTTGCGGGGTGAGCATGGCTAAAAAAGCTCGTCGAAAATGCAAAATCTGCGGGGAATGGTTTCACCCGCAATATGCCAACATCTGGTGGTGCTGTCCTGAGCACGGCGCTATCTACGCGTTGGAGCTGCGCGCCACGCAGAAGGTGAAAGAAACAGCTAAGCGGCTCAAGGCAGAGAAGAAAGCCGAAATGGAAGGGCGTAAGCGTGTCGCTGAACGCCGCCAGGCAGTGAAACCTCTAAGTCACTTCCGAAATCAGGCGCAACAGGCTTTTAACGATTTCATCCGGTACCGCGATCGACACCTCCCGTGCATCAGCTGCGGGCGGCATCACGACGGTCAGTATCATGCCGGGCACTTCCGCACGACAGGGGCGAATCCGGAATTACGCTTCAACGAAGACAACTGCCATCGCCAGTGTGCCCCCTGTAACAACCACCTTTCAGGAAATCTCATCAACTATCGCCCGGCGCTCATCCTGAAGATAGGGCAGGCGCGCTTTGATGCACTGATGGGGCAGCACGAATTACCGAAGTGGGGTCGTGACGACTACATCCGCATCCGAGACGAGTACCGCGCAAAACTCAAAGAACGCAAACAGCAGGAGTCCTCATGACTACCGAAGATTATTACCAGATTGGTTGTGCCGCCCTGTTGGCGTTCGGCTACGCACGGGACTGGTTCGCAACGAGAGAGGGAAAGCTGTGAACAAAGAAAATTACAAAATGGATGTTATACGCCGGCGCTGGCAACGCCTGAGAATCTACCGCTTTCGCGGATCGGTTGTAACGGATTACCGCATATTGAGAAATTATATTAAATCAGCAATGAGGATTGCCGGATGAACCTGGAATCACTACCCAAGTACTTCGCGCCGAAATCAATGGTTCCGGGCACTGTTTCGTGTGGGACTGGCGGCGACGAACTTTCAATAACCGATGTGATGGCAGCGCTGGGTCTGGCAAATTCAAAAGCATCGGTCGGCATTGAACTGTACCTGGCTAAAGCTGGTGTTCTTGCACCGGATAACATTATAGCGTTCTTAACCCGACTGGCAGAACGCCGCGCCAGCCGTAACCAGTCGCTACAGAAAATGACTGCAGAAGATCGAGAAAACTTCCTGCGAATTCTGGCCAGCTTCGTGTTCCGCGATTATTCGCTGAGCGCGGCAAGCCTGGTGACATGCCAGGGATGTGCAGGGGCAGGCTTTATTGACGCAGAAGTCTTTACCAACAAGGTTACCTGGCCTGACGGCAAACCCCCGAAATGGGTCAGGACCACAAAAGGGATTTCACCTTCCGACTGGGAAGAGTGGAAATCAGTACGCGAGCAGGTGCGGGTTATTTGCCAGCCCTGCAACGGGAAAGGAAAGATGAAGAACGAATGCCGCTGCCGTGGTCGCGGTGAAGTGCTCGACAAAAAGAAATCACAGTTGCAGGGTGTGCCTGTTTATAAACAGTGTCCCAGATGCAAAGGGCGCGGCTTCCCCCGTCTGAAAGACACTGAGGTGTTTAAGTCGCTGGGAGTGACAGAAACCACCTGGCGGCGAAACTACAAATTGCTTTTCGATCGACTCGTTGAGCAATGTCATATTGAAGAGTCGCTCGCACAAAATGTTTTGAGCAGGGTGACGCATTAAACGGCTATTGCAAACGTGGCGGAATTTGGCTAACCTTGATTAAACGATGGGATATTATGCCCGTGACGTTTACAACATTAAGAACCTCGCTGCGGCGGGGTTTTTTGTTTTGTAAATCAGTCATCTTTTCGGTAAGTTGAACGCTTAAAGCTGTCCAGATTTGCGAGTTAAAACCTCCAAAACGTTTAATGTTAAAACTCGCTGCTTAAACATTTATTTTATGATGCAGGTCATAGCTTTTGGCAGAAAAGACAATGAAAAACACAACAGAGCACGAGATTTCCTTTCCAGAAAACGAGTTTTTAACTTTTAATTCGTTTAAAAAGCTTATTGAAAGGAACGTGAACGTCTTTGAAAAGGCAGTAATGTCCTATTACGGCAATAGCTCTCGGTTTGCCTTTCAACACAGCACTTTTACTGTAACAAACTTAATTTCAGAAGATGGTCTGACGGGTTCGTTTGGCTTTGAAGTGGATGTGAGTGTTGATGCCGCAAGTTTGTCCGGAAACAAGCATGAACGTGTTGATGAGATCGTAGCATTTTGGTATGACCCCAACACCAGGATCATTAAATTCTCGCTGGATGAAGTGGTTTGGGAAAAAATAGTTGAAGATAATAAAAATCTGTAGTGTTTTCATAAGTTTTTTAGTACCTGTTATTGGATAATTTTTATACTTCAGGCTTAAAGTCTGAACGCATTTTTTTAGCGGTGAACAGAAAAACCATGACGCAGTGGGCAGCCTTCTGCGCTGCCCTTTATTTGCTATTATCGGTGTGTGACTTTTTGTGATCCGTACAGCAATCTGTCGGTTTTGACTTCCTTATATATTGAAACCGGTGCCGCCAGAGCTATGCTTAAATTGCATTCTTTGACAGTCATAAAAATAACTGATGGCGAATCCCCCTGTGCGGAGGGGCATTACTGGAAATCTGTGCTTGTTTCAGCATGCGAACCGCTGCATCCAGTCAGCGTTTCACCGGGAGGCACCCGGCACCGTCGAGAAATGTTCTTCCTGATATGACCTGTTCGTCCGAGCAGGTCTTTTTTTATGTTTTGATAACGTAGAAATATCAGAGAGGAATTAAGCGGTGTACCAACTCTGTTTTTGCAAGTGATTATGGCTATGGGCTCGGTCGTTTTCGATCAACAAAATCTCGTGAATCTCTAAAAAAATTTTATTTAGCTATTTCTTATTGATTGACAAATATTTATAGATAAAAGCGATCTATTTATTAGGTAAGTGTTAGGCTCAATTACCTGTCTTTGATCCGGCACCTCAATGCGCACACCACGAACCTTCTATCCGCTCCCGATGCTTATCAAGCACACCCAGCAATCCGGAGCGGAGAAACTTTATCCAGTTCTTGTTTCTGACATAACTGACTCTGAAGGCACCAGATATGCAAGATACATGAATGGAGCCGAAGTACGTATGTCAGAGTTACGCTTTATTCAGCTTGAGTTTGCACAGGCTGATCTTCCCAACCTTGCGGCAACACCTCTTCCTGAGGAAGTCATTAAGCGCGATATGCTGCATTAGCATCCCAGAAATTATCTGAATTCAGGCCCACCTCGGTGGGCCTTTTTTATTTCCCCTCATTCCTGAGAGGACTCACCACTAACGAGGGGGCGTAATGTCCGAACCTTTTTCCGGAACCGCAGTCGCCGGTAGCGCGCTGACCGGCGCCAGCATTTATGGACTGCTCACCGGCACTGATTACGGCGTGGTATTCGGCGCGTTTGCCGGGGCGGTTTTCTACGTGGCCACCGCTGCCGACCTGACGATTTTTCGCCGTTCCGCGTATTTCGTCGTTTCATATTTTGCTGGCGTCTATGGCTCCGGGCTGGTGGGTTCGTGGCTGGCGAGTATAACCGGCTACGCAGACAAGCCACTGGACGCGCTCGGCGCTGTGATTTTGTCTGCCGTGGCAATCAAGACGCTGACTTTTTTCAGTGAACAGGACCCGCTAAAGCTGCTCGCACGCTGGAGAGGGGGAACCAATGGTAACTAACGATCCGCTGGTGCTGACCAATGTGGTGGCCTGTGCCGCTATTGTTCTGCGCCTGATGATGTTCCGTAAGCCTGGCGGGCGACATAACCCGTGGGCTTCATGGCTGGCCTATCTGATTATCCTGGCGTATGCATCGGTGCCGTTCCGGTATCTGTTTGACTCCTACCTGCATACCCACTGGGCAACCGTGACAATCAACCTGATTATCTGCGCCGCCGTGTTCAGGGCACGGGGGAATGTGGCGCGGCTCTTCTATGTCCTGAGGTCTGAATGAAACAATCACAATTTCAGCTGGCGGCTGGTATAAGCGCCGGATTAGCTGCGCGCTGGTTTCAACACATCGATGCGGCAATGAAGGAATTCGGTATCACTGCACCGACTGACCAGGCGATGTTTATTGCGCAGACCGGGCATGAATCCGTTGGCTTCACCCGGCTGGTGGAGAGCATGAATTACAGCGTGGCAGGCCTGGCTGATTTCATCCGCGCCGGGCGGCTCACGCACGACCGGGCTAATGCGCTGGGCCGCCGCTCGTATGAAAAGGTGTTGCCACTGGAGCGCCAGCGCGCTATTGCCAATCTGGTTTACAGCAAACGCCTGGGCAACAAAGCCCCGGGTGACGGCTGGAAATATCGCGGTCGCGGCCTGATTCAGATCACCGGGCTGGATAATTACCGACGCTGCGGCGCCGCGCTGAAACTCGATCTGGTCACCAGTCCCGAGCTGCTGGAGCAGGACCGCAACGCGGCGCGTTCAGCGGCATGGTTCTACGCCACCAGCGGTTGTTTGCTTTACTCCGGCGACCTGGCGCGCGTCACGCAGATTATCAATGGTGGCCATAACGGTATTGAAGACCGGCGTCAGCGTTACAACCGGGCGCGGAGTGCGCTGGTATGAAATGGAGATATATTCTTCTGGCGCTGGCGGTCATTATCCCGGCGACGGCGCTTTTTGCCTGGCGTTCCGGGTGGAGTGCTCACGCTGACCACATTAACGCGCTGGCGGCGAATAAGAAAGATAAGGCCGAGAAAGCCATCCAGCCGGTAGAGAAGAAAGCCGCTGTGGCAAATGTCGAAGCCAGAGTGATTTACCGGACCATAACCCGTGACGTGGTGAAATATGTTCAGTCTCCGGATCGTACCAGGTGTGATTTTGATGATGAGTCTGTACGGCTGCGCCAGCGTGCCATCGACGCTGCCAACACCATCAGCGGATTTGATGCAGGAGCCGTGCAAGGCAAGTGACGCGGGAAAGAACAGCGATGAGGATTTGCAAGCTGATATCGAGACCGCTGAATGCCTGCGCCGGTTACGTCTCGATAAATACCGCTGGCAGGCCTGGTATGATGCAGTCAGTGAAAAGTAAAAATACTCTCAAAACCTGAAATCCGTGAGCTTTGAGAGTGGCAAAATGCCTAATCGTTACCGCTCGAAGTATATGTCATATATTTTGTTGGCAATGCGATATAAGAATTTATTTCCATAATGTAATTATTTGTCTGCCTACTTATTGCTGAGGAAATTATAGGCAAAAAGGTCAAAAAAAAGCCCCCGGGTAGGAGGGCGAGTCGGAGTTTGTTCTGTGACATGCTTTTCGCACTTTTATTGGAATAACTTCATAGGTTGCGTCTGTTTTCTGGTGTGGCTGAGATATTAAGTATTGACCAGGTTAGATGTTGAGCAAGCGTATATACGGTGAAACTACCAATGTTGGTTGGTTTAAGCGGCAATTGCGCTATTTTTTTGCAGCATGAATCAGTAAGCAGCTCTTCCCTGAGCGACCAGCCGGTCTCTCCACCAGCATTTTAAAGATAAGTTAAAACCTCGCATTAAGTATGGTTTTTTTGCTATCACAATGGGCAGAGCCATCGTATGGCGCCTAGAGGCTAGAACTACAAATGGCTAAAAATGAAAATAGCAGGCCATACCCCCCGAGCCTGTCTGTCGATAACCCGGATTTCAAACCTTACATACGATTAATCCCGGCTGAAGGCGTTCTCGAATGGCTTCATGCCGAAATACTGAGCGAAGAAGGAACCCTGCATAACCCCGACCACTTACATTTGCTGGAAGCTGACATCGTATTCATGTGGGCTTCGAATGCATTCGCGAAGAAGGGGCGAACGGTACTGGGCCAGTGTGAAGAGGTCATGATGCGTGCTGGTGGTTGGCAAAAAGCCCGAATGGAACAACAGATGTATGAATGGTTCGGACGCATCCCGGAGTTCATCATCACCCTGGCCGCTGATTACTGTGCCCAATGTTCCGATCTGGAGTTCTGCGCGCTGGTGGAGCATGAGCTTTACCACATCGCACAGGAAACCGATGAATTTGGCGCGCCTAAGTTCTACCGGGACAGTGGATTACCCAAACTGAAACTGCGCGGCCACGATGTGGAAGAGTTCGTGGGCGTCGTTCGCCGCTACGGAGCCAGTTACGATGTGCAACAGCTGGTGGACGCAGCAAACAGGCCTGCGGAAGTTGCGCACCTTGATATCGCCAGGGCGTGCGGGACGTGCATGCTTAAACTGGCTTAACTTTTTGACTGATTATGACAGGCAGGTGATTTATGGCGGCACTGAAAGGTGATGTAAAAGCCTTCATCGTTCAGTCTCTTGCCTGCTTTGATACCCCGTCTCAGGTGGTTGAGTCGGTCAAAAAAGAATTTGGCCTGACCATACCCCGTCAACAGGTTGAATCCCACGATCCGACGAAAGCAAACGGCAGGGGGCTGGCTCAAAAATGGGTGGATATGTTTAACGCCACCCGAGAACGCTTCCAGAATGAAATCTCGGACATCCCGATAGCCAATAAGGCCTACCGGCTGCGTGCGCTTGACAGAATGATGACGAAGGCAGAGACAATGCGGAATATGGCACTGGCAGCGTCACTGATTGAACAGGCCGCCAAAGAATGTGGTGATGCCTACACCAACAAACATAAATTCGAGCATTCCGGGCCTAACGGTGGCGCAATCGAGACGATCACCATGAGCAAAGAGGAATACAAATCCGCAAGGCAGGAGATGATGGAGGATGACGACTGCTGAGCAAAAGGCATTTGCCCGTAAGGTCGAATGCGAAGAGGATGGGCTGTACTACGCGCGTTATTTCTTCAAACAGCGCACCGGCGGCAAGATGATTGTCGCACCGCATCACAAAGTTATTCAGCAGACGCTGAACCGCGTTATAGACGGCGAAATAAAACGTCTGGTCATTAACGTTCCGCCTGGTTACACCAAAACAGAACTGGCAACCATTAACATGATGGGCCGGGGACTGGCGCTGAACCGGCGCGCCCGGTTTATGCATCTCTCGTACTCCCACCAGCTGGCGCTACTGAACTCATCGACTGCGCGCGGCATGGTCAAATCCCAGGCCTACCAGTCAATGTGGCCGATGGCGTTGCGTGACGATGCCGACAGTAAGGCGATGTGGTGGAACGAATACGGCGGCGGGGTTTACGCGTCGTCAGCTGCCGGGCAGGTTACCGGCTTTCGTGCCGGACACATGGAGCCAGGCTGGCAGGGTGCGCTGATTATCGATGACCCGGTAAAACCTGATGATGCCTACAGCGAAACTGTACGCGATGGCGTGAACAACCGCTTTAACGAAACCATCAAATCACGTCTGGCCGTCGAAACAACGCCGATGATTGTGATTATGCAGCGTATCCACTATCACGACCTCAGTGGATACCTCCTGCGCGGCGGCTCCGGTGAAATGTGGCATCATCTGAATCTGCCGGTGATTATCGATAACAGCCAGGCGTATTCGGCGCAATATCCGGAAAACACCCACGCTATCCCTGTTGATCATGGTCTGCCTGACGGCTGGCTCTGGCCGTTCAAGCACAACGAGACACACCGCGTATCGCTGTTCTCGCACCGGCGAACTGCCGAGGCGCAGTACATGCAGAAGCCCCGCAAATTTAACGCGGAGGGCGCACTGTGGACTGAGGCAATGGTTAGCGCCGCGCGCGACCTGCAGATCCGCTTTGATAAGGTTCGTACGGTTATCGCGATTGACCCGCAGGCCACAAACAGCGATGAAAGCGACGAAACAGGGATTGTGGCCGCCAGCGCATACGGTGCTGGTGATAAAAAACAGTTCTCTGTGGATGGCGATTACAGCGCCAAATACTCACCGGCTGGCTGGGCTAAAAAGGCTATGTGGGCCTATGAGGAACATGGCGCTGATGCCATCGTTATCGAAACGAACCAGGGCGGCGATATGGCGGAGGAAACATTGCGTAACGCCGGGTTCAAAGGTCGCATTATTCGTGTTCATGCCAATAAAGGGAAATTCGCCCGCGCTGAACCGATATCCGCGCTCTACGAACAGGGGCGCGTAGCCCATCACGGCAATCTCTATCTTCTCGAAAACCAGCTGATGGAATACGTGCCAGCTACAGCCAAAAAGTCACCCGACCGACTGGATGCCGCTGTGTATGCGCTTACCGAACTCGGCGGAGCGCAGGCAATTGGCATGATGATCCCGAAACGTCTCAGATAATTTACGGACCCTGCATGAATAAAAATCTTCAGCTGGCCGTCAACCATGCGTTGAACGATGCCAGGCTTGCGCGCGCCCGTATGATGGCCGCCAACCCAAGCATGGGGCTGGATTCAAAGCGTAGCTCGGCATGGCGCGAGTACGGATTCAAGGACGACATTACCTTCGATGACCTCTACAGCCTGTACCGGCGAGGCGGTATTGCACACGGCGCAGTCAAAAAGCTGATCGGCGCATGCTGGCAAAGCAACCCGGAAATTATCGAAGGAGATAAGCAGGATGAAACCCGCAAAGAAACAGCCTGGGAACGCAAGGCTGCGACCGTATTAACCCATCGCTTCTGGCGTTCGTTTGCCGAGGCTGATTTACGTCGGCTGGTTGGGCGTTACTCCGGTATTCTGCTGCATGTCCGGGACGGCAAAGACTGGAACCTGCCTGTAACCAGAGGGCGGGGACTGGAGAAAATCACCGTTGCCTGGGCGGGAACGATCAAGGTTAAGGACTGGGATACAGGACTTAACTCCCGCACCTACGGCCAGCCGAAAATGTGGCAGTACATCGAGCAACTGGCGAACGGTGCCATCCGTCGCGTGGACGTTCATCCGGACCGGGTTTTCATCCTGGGTGATTATTCCCCTGATGCTATCGGTTTTCTGGAGCCCGCATACAACGCTTTCGTCAGTCTGGAGAAGGTAGAAGGCGGCTCCGGTGAGTCATTCCTGAAAAATGCCGCTCGCCAGCTGAGCATCAACTTTGACGAAAAAATAGACTTCACCAATCTGGCATCGCTATATGACGTGAGCGTTTCAGAACTACAGGAGAAGTTCAATGAAGTCGCTGTGGAGATTAACCGGGGCAACGATGCGCTGCTGACGACCCAGGGCGCAGCTGTCACACCGCTGGTGACATCTGTGGCTGACCCCGGCCCGACCTACGACGTCAACCTCCAGACAGCCGCCGCCGCGCTGGATATCCCGACCAAAATCCTCGTTGGTATGCAGACGGGCGAGCGTGCCAGTACAGAAGACCAGCGTTACTTCAACGCGCGCTGCCAGTCTCGCCGGGGTGATTTGTCATTCGACATTGAAGACCTGTGCGACAAGCTGGTGGATCTGGGTATTCTCGACGCGGTAGGGCAGAAAGCGGTTATCTGGGATGACCTGAACGCCAGCACCGACGCTGAGAAGCTGGCAGCAGCCAAAACGATGGCGGAAATTAACAGCGCCTCGATAGCCACTGGCGAACAGCCATTCACCGGCGAAGAAATCCGTGTCGCTGCCGGGTTTGAGGGCTCGCCTGCACCGCTGGGGGAAGACGATGAAGAAGAGGAAGACGAAACCTCCGATTCTGCCGGGAAATCATAAAGATCCCACTGGTGCAGACCGCCTCGAGCGCGGCGCGATTAACGAGTTCGGTAAACGGATTAGGCGCATTGCCAAAGCGTACCAGGACATTCTCGACCGCATTCCCGCTTCACCTGCTGTAAACCTTCGCTACGCATTCGAGCTGGACACCTCACTGCTATCAATGCTTCTCAGCAATGCCTCGGTGATGGTTGATGAAATCCTCTTTGGTGGCAGCGAGACCGATTTCTGGTTCTGGCGGGATTACGTCAGGCAGGGATATCAGCGCGGTACGGCTCAGGAATTTGCCAGCCTCTCGCAGCAGTCGCCGGTCTATGCCGCCGGGCGTGAAAGTCTTCAGCAATTATTGCTGAGTGATCCCTATCAGCGCCGCCTGTTGCTGGTGAGAACCCGCGTGTTTGAGGAGATGAAAAACCTCAGTGCGCGGATGAAATCGGATATGGCGCGCATTCTGACCGATGGCATGGGGCGGGGGCAGAATCCGCGGGAAATTGCGAAACGTCTCACCAGCCAGACCGGGATTGAACTCAGCCGGGCTAAGCGTATTGCCCGCACGGAAATACCGACGGCGCTGCGCCGTGCCCGATGGGATGAAACGGATGATGCCGAAGCACAATACGGCATTACAACCCGTCTTTTGCACCTGTCAGCGTTCAGCCCGACAACGCGGCGTAAGCATGCGCTTCGCCACGGGCATCTCTACACCACCGAAGAGGTTCGCGACTGGTACAGCGTCGACGGCAACGCGATTAACTGTAAATGCACGCAGGTTGCTGTGCTTGTTAACGCCAGCGGTCAGCCGCTTAACCCGAACATCATTGATATGGCTAAAAAGCGCCTGGAGAAAGCGCAGAAAGCCGGACTCATCGCCAACCACTGCGACTGCGGCCACCACAGAGCCGCGTAACCGCGAGACACCACCATGACCATGCAAGTAAACGTCACCACTCGTGTGAACAGCCAGTCCATCCGCCGGGAGGTTCACAACGGGCGCGATCACCTGATCCTGCCCAGTTACACCCTGCCGGCCAATGTCGTCATGAACGGCGGTCTCTATTCTGCCAGCGAAATCGATGCGCACTATGCGGGCCTCGAGGGGACGCTGGCACCGCTCGGTCATCCGCAGGTAAACGGCCAGTTTGTGTCGGCCTTTTCGCCTGAAGGGCTGAATGTCGGGTTCGTCGGCGCGTGGAACCGTAACGTTAAAAAAGCCGGGAATCGTATCTACCTGGAGAAATGGGTGGATGTGAACAAGGCCAGCGAATCTGAAGGTGGACGGGAACTCCTCGAGCGCGTGGCAGCCATTGAGTGCGGCGAAGACGTGCCGCCAATTCACACCAGTGTGGCGGTGTTTCTTGACCAGCTCGAACCCAATGAAGAACAGAAGGCGCTGGGTGCTGAGTGGGTGGCAAAAATCCACGGCATGGATCACGACGCCATTCTGCTGCATGAAGTCGGTGCGGCCACACCCGCGCAGGGCGTTGGCCTGATGGTGAATGCCGACCTCGCCACGCCAATAAAAGCCAACTCCGGCGCGCTGGTGGGCGAATCTTTCCGGGAGCGTGAACAACGCCTCGATCGTGCAGCAAAAGCAAAGTTCGCTCCAGGCGAGAACGAATATGCCTGGGTGGCTGACTTCACTGATTCGCAGGTGGTGATTATTCGCAATGGCGGAAGCGCGCAGGTTTACGGCTACACCTCTGACGGCGGAAAAATCACCTTCGACGACACCGGAACGCCGGTTGCCCGCCAGGAGTCCTGGGTCACCGTTGTAACCAACAAAGTTAAATCCCTTTTCACACCGCAGGATAAGCCTGCAACCAACCATCAAACGGAGGGCGACATGCCTTTAACCACTGAAGATACAGAACTGCTTCGCAAAATCGTTGGTGAGGCCATCGCCGCTAATAACGACGCGACCATTAAGCCACTGAGCGAAAGCATTGCAGCAATTCAGACTAACCAGCAGCAGCTCGCTGACACCCTGACCGCTAACTCCCGTGCCGAAGAAGCAACGAAGCGCGCGGCGGTTGCGAAAGTTCACGGCGAGATCGTTGCGAACGCGCTGTCTGGTGACGCACTGGATGCGATGTTCAAAAACCTGGGCGAAGCCGCACCGCTGGGTACTAACTCCGCACAGGCGCAAACCGAAACCGGCGCACCTGATCCGGCCACTTACTTCAAATAAGGGAAACGCAAATGCCACGTTATCGTCGCGTTAATATCGACGGGGAATCGCTCTACAAGACGGAAACCCGAAAACTTGCCGCGTCCCTGAACCCGGGGACGTTTGTTGTCATCAATGCCAGCAATCTTTTTGCACAGGCCTCTGCGCCTGTGGGACGCATGTATGTGCTGGATTGCGCTTATCACGAAGGGCTGGGCATTACCGATCCGATCCCGTCCGGTCATTCGGGTGTGGGTAATTACCTGGAAGAAGGGCGCGAGTTCGCTGTTCGTGTGGCTGCAGGTGCCTATAAAAAAGACCAGCCAATTACGGTTGTTGCAGGTCAGGCTGCTGCCGTGCCTACCGCTGCGGGTACCTATCAGGTCATCGGTTACTGCCAGGATGACGTCACCACCACGGCGGTTGACTTCATCCGCATCCGCGCGCGCGCTTCCAGCGTGACCGTTGCTTAAGGAGAGCATCAATGTATTTTTCTGCTGAAACACTGGCGACCAACAGCCGCCTGCGCACGCACTGGAATGAGCTGTGGGCTAACCGTAACATGTGGGATGCCCAGCACCGCGCCATGATGGCGGTAAACCGT